TTACCTGTTATTACTTGTAAGTTTCCTATATGTATTGAATCTATGCTACCTGTAACTAATTCTGCTGAATCTACTGAGTTTGCAGCAAGTTGTAAAGCTCCCACTGCATCTGTAGCTATTTCTGCAGTATCTACTGAGTTAGCAGCTATCTCATTTGAAGTAACTGCATTTGCAGCTATCTTTGCTGTTGTTACTGCTCCTGTTGACAAATGTATAGCGTCTATGCTTCCGGTTACTAATTGTGCTGAATCTACTGAGTTTGAAGCTATAGAAGCCGCTGTAATAGAATTGTCTCCAACTCCTGTTACTGCAGTAGCTTGAAGCTGTGCTGCTCCTACTGAGTTAGTTGCAAGTTCTGCAACACTTACTGCATTTACAGCAATCTCTGATGTTCCGACAGCATTTGCAGCTATTTTTGTTGCAGATATAGCATTTCCTGCTACTGCATTTTCTTGTACTAAAACTTTACCTATTAGTGGCATTTTATGTTTGCTCCAGATAACTTAGTATTACATCTAGACTATCTGCAATATTTGATTGAACCTTTATTGCGTCGCCTGCTTCTAATACTACTTTAGCATCCCCACCTATCGGTGCAAGTGTAGATTGTCCTGGTATTTCTATTTGATGAACTATACCTACATGGGTTGTTGTTGAGGCGTCATAAAATTCTACAGTAGCTTCACATGCTCCGCCACTTTGATTACAAAGGTATAAACCAATGATAGTAACGGTCGTGCCTGAAGGAGTAGTGTAAACTGTTGTTAGTCCTGTTCCTACATTTGCCGTTGATACTGTTTTAAATGCTGATGCCATAATCTTATCCTAATGCTATTGAAAAAGCGAGTAAATCTTCTGTGGTTAGCTGGTCTGGATTGTGACTAGCTATAGTCACTATACTTCCATTTGCAGCTTTTGTATATATTTTTTTGTCTGTTACATTCATTGCTAATTCGTGTGTTTGCAAATCACTTGTATCTGGGGTGGCACTCGCTGTTTCCGACCTTTTGACTTTTATTACGTGAGACATTTTTTAGAAGGTACCTCCATCTAAAGTATTTGTCCATGCTATTGTTCCATTTGCTCCAACTTGTAACATTTGTCCTACTGAATTTGTTGAATCATATGTTCCGATTGATAAAGAAGCGAAAGAGCTACCGCCATTTGCACCATATAGTAGTACGCCTTCTGGTACGGCTGATACTCCTTTTAATCTAAGATTATCATTTGAATGAACTTCTATTGATGCATCATCTACGTTAACTGAAAGAGTATTACCTGATTTAGATAATCCGTCTCCTGCTGTAACTGACCCTGCTCCAGAGAACTGAGTCATTACTAACGCAGTCGTTCCGATTGTTGCTGAACCTGTTACATTTGAAAGTACGAAACCTGCATCTGCTGCTGATCCTTCCTCTACAAAGGTAAACATACCTCCAGTAACTTCTGCGGAGCTATCTGCATCTGTTGCTCTTGTAAGAACGTATGGATTTGAACCGTCACCAACTGTTGTTACAGAGTATATACCATTTTGTGTTCCTGTTGTTTGATCTTTAACAAGTACTCTATCTCCAGAAGTTAATGCAACGCTGTCTATTGTTACAGCTCCATTTCCGTCTGCTGTTAGTGTCGCTCCGACACCACTAGTACCATTGTTATACGCTGTTGATAAGTTAGCTGTTGTAGCTATTCTTACTGAATCTTTAATATCAAGTGCTTGTTTTACACCATCTACATATGCTTTTGTTACTGCGTCTGTAGCTTGTACTGGAGTACCAATATTAGTAACTTTGTTTCCACCCATATTAACAGTCTGTGAACCAGCTACTGATATACCGCCATCAAAATCTGCGGATTCTGTAAAGGTTGCTGTACCTGTTACTGTTATTACATCTCCTGATGCATTACCTAAAGTAACATTTCCATCTAATTGAGTTGAACCATCAACTTCTAAGTTACCTGTTAAGGTGGAGTTTCCAGTTACATCTAAAGTACCTGCTACTAATGTATTACCTGTACCACTTGCTACTGTGAATTTGTCTGTATTTACTGTAAGGTTTCCAGTTACTGCAGCTGAACCTAAGGTTGCTACGCCTGAAACATCTAATGCTCCATTTAAGTCTACATTTTTTCCAATCTCTACTTCTTCTGCACCATTTGTTGTGATAAATTTAACATAAGAAGTTCCGCCTTCGTTTATGTCTAAAGCTGCTGCTTCATTATCTTGTATAGTTAGAGAGGTTGCTTGGTTAGCTAAACTTACTGTTCCGCCGTGTTGTACTATTAATGAACCTGCTGGTTTAATAGTTAAGTTGCCTGATGCTGTACTAATAGTATTATTTGAACCTGTAACTACAATATTTCCAGTTTTTAACTGGTCTATTTTACTAGAGGTATCAACTACTATAGCTGAACTTGCTGTAAGTGTACCAGCTGTGTGGTCTAGCATTTCAACAAATAAGTCTCCACCTATTGTTGTTACTGCTGAAGAACTTGGGTGTCCTACAAAGAGCTTTTTAGAATTAGACGAATACGCTAACTCACCAGCACCTAGTGAAGTTGGAGCGGCGGTACTACTACTTCTTTTGATTTTAATGGTTTGTGCCATGATTTTATCCTATCGAGCTTAAAAGCTCCCTGCGTCTACCGTATCTGAGTCCGCTGAGTTGTTGCCTATCATTATAGGAACAAATTCAAAATTTCCAGTTGTTGTTTCTCGGTAGATCTTTAACTGATTGTCATCAGTATCGTAATATAAATCCCCTTCTGCCAAGTCTGTTGTGCTTGACGTAGGAGCTGTTGTTGATACGAAAAATTGATTTGCTAAAAAGTTTAAAGCATCTTGTACATTATCTTTACCTATCAGAGTACCTACTGGGGAAGTAAGTGTGATTCCTGCAGCATCTGAGACATCCCCGCCTACGGCGTTAGATATCGTTAATGTTGTGGTAGTGGTGGTAGCGCCTAATGAAGTTGTTTGTGGAGTAATTGATATAGTTGTTGCCATTATCTTGTCACGTTTTGAGTAACTCTCGCTACACCCTGTACAAGTCTAGTAATTGTATTTGCACTAGAATTATATATTTCAGTATCATAGTAATATTTACCTGCGGCTATATTTGCAGTAAGGGCGTGTCCTAATTTCATAGTAAACTTTCCTTGGGTTGCATTTGTAATTTGGCAAGTAAATGTTGCTGTAAGAGTAGAGGAAGAAGGGGTAGGACGGAGTTGTGCCGTTACAGTATGTGTACTGATTGGGATTGCTGTTCCGTTTTCTGATAAACTAAATTCAAGTGAAAAATCTGAACCTTGATCAATAACTATATCATAATTTCCTGCTGCCATATTATACTCCTATATGCTAAATTATATCAAAAATATGAGGTGGTGTCAAGAACTATTTTTGAGCGGTATACGCTCGACTTACGAGTTTGGGAATTTGTCTTTAACAGCTTTCCTAGCTAAATAAAATTGTCCAGTTTTTGCTGTATCGCCAAACTTACCAGAATCAATATCGTGGTATAGTAAATCTAATTGTTCTTTTAGTTGTGCGTAATAGTTTGCTCTTTTCTCTGCAGGTGTGTTACCTTTGCTTAAATTTATATTCATTGTCCGTACCTCTTTACTGTTACTGTTGTCCCACTATGTTGTTTATAATGGAGTTTTTTAAATTTTATTATATACTGCCCAGGTTCTTGAGTCGTAAGGGTTAATGTAGTATCTGTCATAGTTCCTATAGAGTCACCGTCTTTAAATACTTCTGTGCCTACTGGAACTCCTGTTACATTAACTACTTCATCAATAGCAGGATTTGTTGTTGAAAACACACAGTTAAATATACTTTTTTCAACCAAGGCAGTTGCATCACTATTTACATAGAAATTGCCATCAGGTATATTTTCAGATTCTAAGGCAACGTGACTGTTTCCTAAATCTGCTTGTGCGCTTTTTATTGCGTCATTGATTAGTCCTGTAGTAGACCACACTATGCTTTTATCATTATCATAAAATATATTATATATCATAAACTTTCTCCGTTTAAAAAATTTTCTGCTGTAAATATTACACAACTCCAAAAATATCTAGAATCAGTATAAGGAAATGTTCCTCTCATGTACCCTGCTGCTGTTTCTGTTGTATCATCGTCATGATGTTGTCTTACTGTGTTTTTTAATACTATAGTATTATTTGTTGTACTGCTTACTATTAGTCCCGATTCTGCAGTACTTCCTGGGAATTCTACTTCTTCTCCTTCTTCGTCTCCCTCTTCTACTCTCGAACTTTGATCTAAGTAGTATGAGAAAGGAGGATAAACTTCAGTTGCTAAGCCACTAGTAATTTGATTATAAGTACACCATCGTACTGCAAAACAAGGTACATAACCTAAATTATGTGTAATAGTCGCGGTATGTTGATTTTCAGTTACTCCATTAAATGTAAAACTAACTTGTACTCCTGAGCTATCTTGAACATTTGGAACTAGTATTCCTTGTGAGGCTGAATGTAGAATTAGACTTTCTGCAGCTCTTGAATCAAACCCTAAAGGTTGAGTAGAAGTTAATACATCCTGTCCCGATCTAGAAACAAATAGACCATGGTCTGTGCTTCCTCTTTTACCTAATAATACTCGATTTGCCATTAGAATAGTGCCAAATTAGAGTACCTAGGTACTACATATGATTTTACAGTTAAAGATGTTGTTCCTGTATTTTCAATAGTTATTGTTTCCAAAGACTCACTCACATTATAATCGTAAGAACTTGCAGTTGACCCTGCTCCATATGTTACTGGAGCTAAAAGTCCGAAACTAATGAATCCAAAATCAATACCAAAATCTATACTACTTATATCTAAAGTTACTGCGTTTCCTGCTGTTATACTAGAGGTAGTCGTGGTGTTTGTTCCTCCTCCTGCTTGTGGTATAGGTGCAAGTTGATACATAGATATTATTCTTCCTAAACTTGTTCCTGTTCCATTGTCAGTATTAAAAATTAATTCATCTGCAGTACAAGTAGTTACATCTTTTCCTGGTCTTGATATATAAAGTCCAAATCCTGGAGTACCTGAACTATGTCCATGATTACTATTTGTGTTTTTCCCTAGTATTATTCTATTTGCCATGATTATGTTCCAAAATAAGTAGTTGTCATATAGCCATATGCACAAGGTATTCTTATTATAAAGAAATTTGCATTGACCATTTCTGTTTCTTGCGCATAGTCACCGTCGCTATATTCATAAAATCTTCCTACAGCTACAGGAGCGCCTACAGCTGTACCTTGGCTGCTTTGATCAGCAGGTAGAGATGCTTGTGCAGCTACTGGGTGTATAGTACTAGAAGTTGTTTTGAATAGATTGAGTCTATTTACAGATTCATATATTTCGTCTTCGCTGTTTTCACCTTCATATCCTCCTGCATGTTGCTCCGATAAAAGTACTAAAGGTATATATCCTAAATTAGGTTTATTTGATGCTCCTCCAGTTAAAAAGTTTAATCCAGCAGAAGACAAATCAGGATAGTCATATGTTCCTGCAGATATTCCTGCTATTGCTTCTAATGAGTCTGAAGCGGGATAAGTTATTACCATATCAGAAGTTGTTTTTCTAAGCCCTAACCTATGGTCAGTACTAGAAAGAGTGCTTCTAAAAGCTGTTACTCCTGTTATACCTGCAGCATTAATATCTGTTTTCATGTTATCTACAGTAGTATAAGTATAGTTAAAGTAACTACTAGTAGTACTAAGTGTTACAGTAGTTCCATCTATTATTATCTTTTTTCCTGTGTAACCCCCATTTGGTTGTCCAGTAAAAGGAGTAGCATATAAGTTTGCTGTTCCTCTTACATATGCTTCTTGATCACTAGAGCTATCTACAAATGTTATACCAGCCCCTCCTCCATATATTTGCCCTGTTCTATTTTTTGTAGAGTCAAAGAGCATATCTTTATCTGCTCCAGTAGTAACATCAGTACCTGCTCTAGATACTTTGAGTCCAAAGGTACTTCCTATGTCTCCTAATAATATTCGATTTGCCATTAGTCTGTAATTAAAATTCTCCCGTTTGTTCCATCTATTGTTATATTTCCTACTACTATACTTCCTCCACTTGCAACACTCATACTTGAAGTTACATTTCCAGAAGAGTTTATAGCATTACCATTATGTGTTGCTTTTCGCACACTTGCTACATTTATACCGCTTGAATCTGATGTTATTTGAGCATCAGCTGCTGTTAGTGTTATGTCATTATTTGAGCCATTGTTTAATCTTAAAGTTCCCGTAGTTGGTCTACTAAAACTAATATTAGTATTTTTTAAAGTACCTGGAATAGCAACAGCTGAGTTAGTATCTCCCGCTTTGGTTATAGTTACATTAGTTCCATCCATAGCAATACCAATATCACTATTTAAGAATTTATTTGTAGCTGTTTGACCTGTTCCGCCTACTCCTACAGGGACTGCTCTATTAACATCTCCAGTTGAAGTTAAACCTGCATTTGCTCTTACAGCTCCTGCCTTCACTGTTGAGGCTGCTGTACCGTTTACATTACTAACATCATTAGCAGTATTACTACTTGTTTGGTCTGCATTATTAGATACTCCACTTAATCCAACAAGTCCTTGAGTTGCTGTTACTGTTGATGTTACAGTTGAGCCTATTTTTAACCTCATACTTGTTCCATCTATATCAACATCAAGTGCAGTATTCTTAACATCATTGTCTCCTAGAGTAGTTGTACCGTTGGATGCTTTAAGGTTAGTACCTAATACCGCACCTACTGTAGCTCCTGAAGCTGGTAAAACTGCGAATGCTTTTCCAGAGCCGCTTATGTCTCCTGCTACTATCGATGCGTTTGATATAACAGTATTTACCCCGGTACCAATACCAGTTAGCTGTCCGCTACCATTAATTGCTATATTAGAGTTTTTAAGTGCAGTAGGTACTGTGTCCGTTGAATTAGTATCTCCTGCTTTTGTAAGTGTAATATTATTACCATCTAAGGTAATTCCTAAATCACTATTTAAGAATTTATTTGTATTTGTTTGACCTGTACCACCTGCACCTACGGGTACTGCTCTACTGACATCTCCAACTGAAGTTAGACCTGCGTTGGCTCTTGCAGCTCCGCCCTGTACGGTAGAGGCTGCTGTACCATTTACATTACTAACATCATTAGCAGTATTGTCTCCAGTAACGTCAGCACCGTCTGTATATGAAAGTCCTAGTTTACCTTTTGTTATAGTAGTGGTATCAGTTGTACCATCCCCTTTTGTTAGTGTAAATACACCAGAGTTTCCTTGGCTAATAGCTATGCCGCTATTTAAAAATTTGTTTGTGTTTGTTTGTCCTGTTCCACCTACACCTACTGGTACTGCTCTGTCTACATCTCCATCTGAAGTTAGCCCTGCATTAGCTCTTGCAGCTCCTGTTTTAGTACTTCCTGTATCATTAACATCGTTGAGGTCTAGTGTTCCGCCACCGGCTCCTCCTAAAACTCCAGCAGACGTTAAAGTTATACCAGCATTTCGTATACTGTTTGTTCCGTCAATAGGGTCTGTTCCAGCTCTTAGTCTTCCAAAACGAGTTCTACTTGTTGAGTCAAGTACTTCATAAGTATCACTAACTCCATCTATACTGAAACTAAATATACCATCCGTAGTATTTACAGGGACAAGAAATTTGTTTGCGTCAAAAGGTGGTTTTGTTCCCCCTACATGGTCATATTCTTCAACGTATCTTATAGGTACACTCCAAGTAATCGTATTACTTGTTCCTGGTTTTGTTCCTACAGAGAACCATACTAATCCATCTCCAGATACTGCGTTTCTTGCAGCAGTAAGAGTAGAATACCAAGAGCTTGTTGGTGGATTTGAAGTTCCTGCACTTGGTTGAGATGGCGGAGTGTTTGATTCTTGGAATACTGTAAAGTTTGATGCTCCGTCATTTCCATCATCTCCATCTGTGCCATCTGTTCCATTTGAACCTTCTATTCTTGTAGCAGCTTGCCAAGTAGTTTTGAATCCATAAGTTCCACCCACTAAACTAAACTGTGTTGTTCCTTTAGATACCCATATTGCATCACTACCTGAAGGCACGTCTGCTATATCATCATACCAATTAGTTGGTATAACAGGAAAGTTTGTTATACTTGGAGTAGTTGGTTGATTAGCACTTCTTTGAAATATAAACTCTACCTGAAATTGTGGAGTTCTAGAATTACCTGGTGTAGACCAAGATAAACTTCCAGAAGTATTAGCTGTTGAGCTTTCTGTAGCCAGAGTTTCTGATGTCCAATAAATTGCTCCTGCTGCATCATCAGGTATTGCTTGTTGCCATCCTGAAGCTATACTTGCTATAACGTTATTCCCAAAATGATATACTCCTGAAGTAGGAGTTGTTGGTATACTAAACGTATTATTATTGAAATTGGCTGGGTAGTATAGAATTAACTCTTTTACTTTTTTACCTGTAGCACCATCATCTCCATCTGTACCTTTTTTAGATTTTGTAAATGTCTGTGCTTTTGTGAGTGTTACGTCGTTTTCTATATTTATGCTGTATTCTATTTCTGAATTATCAGTACCATTTGCAACACCACTGTGGTCTGCGACTGTAATATTTTTTTCGCTTCCTGTGTTTAGTGTAAAACTTCCTACAGTTATATTAGTTGCTGTAGTAGTTATATCATACTGACCTGTTCCAGGAGTACCTGTATTTGCTACTGGAGTAAGTTGAGTTGCTCCTTTGTAAACTTCTATTTTTGTGCCTGATCCTCCGAAGCTACTTACAACTCCTGTGTTAGAAGAAGGGAACGTGTGGGCTTCATTTGTAATGATTGCTGTATAAGCTGGTGCACCGTCTGTACCTTGGCTACCTTGTTGTAGAGAAGTGAGCGTAATTGTATCAAATGCAAGTTCTGTTTGGTTTGCTTCTGATACCCCAACTTTAATTGTTTGTGGAGTAGTTACGATATTAGAAGGTATGCTAAAACTAAAGGTATCTGATGCACCTGAGCCATCTGTAAAAGTCCCTTCATCTGATATACCATCTCCTGTAAATTTAAAGAAAGGGTTAGAAAAGTTTTGTGAAGTTGCTGTTAGTGTGATTGTTCCACTAGGAGTCGGTGTTGTTCCGTCTGCTGCATAAGTTATTGAGTAATCACTTGCTGTTAAATTTACTGTTCTTGAGTCTGTACCTGCTCCTGCCGCTCCTGGAATACTTTTACCTAAAGAAACTACTCTTGTTCCTATAGTTTCACTAGTTCCTCTATCTGTTATTGTGACTATGAAAGAGGCTGTATCAGCTGTTATTGCTGTAACTGTAATAGCACCAGTGCTAGAGTTTACTACTGCAGTACAGTTTGTAGTTGCAGTAGATAGTCCAAAAGTGTTTGTTGCTGAGCCACTACTTGCAAAAGTATAGCTTATAGTGCCTTTATTGACTGTGTATGAATTTGAAAAACTTGAGAAGTCACTAACAACTCCTGCTGCATTTGAAGGGAAGTTATGGTTTTCATTTGTACCATTTATACTGTAAGCATCTGTTCCTCTATTTCCACTAGAGAAGTTTATGAAGGAGTAAACGCCTGATGTATTAGTTACTGAACCTAGTATACAATCTTCTGCATTTGAGATTCTAAGAGCTTGTCTAAATACGTTTTTGCCACTATATGATCTTGTTGAAACTGTTGATAGGCTAAGTGCTGTATCACTTGTTATATGACTTACTGTAGAAAAGAATCTAGTTGCACCAGCGGTGTCTATTATTATAACATCTCCTGGTTGAAAGTCTGTTGTAAATGCTGTACTGCTACCTGAAACTTCTGTTGAGTTTGCAGATAAAGTTATAGTACCACTTGCTTGTACAAAATCTTCGTTTGATTCTCCAAGTCTTTTTACATATTTAAAATAATTTTCAGTGCCATCTATGTCTGTTGTTGTTTCTTCTGTATGGAATACGATAGGTTGTAATAAGTCAGTACGAGTTGCTCCTCGTGATAAACTACCATCATGGTCTAGTAATAAATATCCAGTCTGTCCATCTGATAAGTTATCAAAGTCTGCTTGTGTTGTAAATGCTGTATTTCCAGAACTAACTGTTATTGTACTTTCTTCTTCTGAACTAGGAGAATCGAATGTATAGCTACTACTTGCAAAAGTTACAGTACCATTTGCAGATTCTATATTTATAGGGCAAGATAATATACCACCCTTCATTATTCCACCGTTTAGTCCTTCTCCTAAAGTAGGTACACCAAAAGGTAGAATTTTTTCTTCATTCACAGTAAGTCTTCTTTGTTCCCAAGAAGAAGTAATTCCTAAAGTATTTATTGTTCTAACTCTAACTATTATTTCACCGTTTCCGCTAACCTCTGAAAGATTATAAGAAGTAGTATTTAAACTAGGAATAGTTATTCTAATAAACTTGTCTGGATCGTCTACTCCTGGGTGTCTGTAAGCAATTTCATATCCTGATAAATGTTCATATACATCATTAATATTATTACCATTATCGTCTACTCTTGTTGTTACAGGATGTTGCCATGAAATTAACAAGTCTCTATCTGTGGTAGACCCTACTTCTGATCCAAATCCTGAAGCTACCATCTCAAGAGCTACACTTGTAGGCTCTGGAACTGCGTCAGTATCTTTAGGCGGTTGCATTACTGTTGGAATATCTGGTATTAGATATCCTCTATCGATTTTTGTAAATTTTTCTGGTTTATACTCTTGTGCGCTTATTGCAAACGTTAAGTTTTGAATATCTTCTTTTATAGAAGTTACGATGTACTGTTTTAAGCTTCCTGCTACATTACCTCCATCTTCTTCTTGACCTGATACTGTATAAATAACTTCAGCATTTGGTGCAGAAGAGAAGGCTGAACTAACAGTTATTGATGTAGTATTAAATGAAGATATTGGTTTAGTCTCAACTCTTACTTCGTCTGACCAAAATAATTGAACTATAGAACCTGAATCGTCTCGTACATTAGAAGCTTTAACATCTGTATCTATAGCTGCTCCGCTTTCATCTACTAATACTAAATCCCCTTGTTTATAATCTACACTATTTATAGTTGCACTCTGTTGTGTTAAATATGCTCCACCTAGGGGGTAGATTAAATGAAGATTAAAATTATCAGTAGTATTTAAGAAACTACTTATGTCTCTATCTGTTTTTATGACTGTAGAACTAGAACTAGTTGTTGTTGTTACTCTTCCACTTGCTACTACATCATGCACGTCTGGATCTTGTACATTTAGTACATCCCCTGGTCGTAGCATAGCTCCGTTTATACCAGTGCTAAAATTAACAATTTCTTCTTCATTTAGTTCAGAAAATAAATGCCATTTACCATATCGTATTGCTTGTCCTTTAGAAGTACAACCAAATGCTGTAACATTTTTTGTTTTAACTTGTCCTGTTTTAGCGATATTACTGCTATCTTCAATAACTACATTGTCTTGTTTATATTGTTTTTCTGGATTAGTCCAAGTTACTATTACTTGATTGTGTTTGAATCTGCTCGAAGTTCCTGCATAACTAAATGTACCGTCTATAACGTTGGATTTTGTAAAGGTATAAACTGCACCTTTTTGTATATTAGCCCCTAAAGTAACTGACCCGTTCCACCAGATTAACATACTTCTCATTGTAGAACTAAAGTCTTTTAATACTTTTATAGCATTAGTAGATTTTTGAATATAAATATTACACTCAAATCTAGGTTCTTGTCCGCCTTTTCCATCAGGTACGAGTTCATCACAATATTTTGCTAGTCCAAATAAAGTATATCTATCTATTTGTGCAAAATCAAAATCAGGATTAATATATTGTCCTAGTCCATATCTTGGATTAGTCATTAAGTCCATAAAAATCCATACAGGATTACTAGTATAAACTGTATCATAGTTTGCGTGTCCAGGAGCAAATGTTTTTATGTCTCCTCTAAAATTACCATCCCAGTCTGTATAATTTGAAGTATCTACACCGCTAGTAACATTTCTTGTATAAGAAGGAGTTGTTCTTCTTACAGAACTGCCCTGTATTAATTCATCTTTTGGAAAGTAGTTAGTTGGAACTTGTACTTTTAGTCCTCTTATTTCATAACTTCTTTTTGGTATTGAGGAAAAATCTTGTGCGTCTACAATTACTGCTCCGAAAGCAGAGTAAGGATAACTTAATCTGTCCATTACTATATTTTCTACAACTTTTAATACTGCATTATTTGATACTACCCAGTTGCCGTATTCTCCCCCGACTTCATTTATTCTTTCAAAAGTTAAATAGTAGTCGTCAAAAGGGCCGTACTTACTTATGTCAAATTCAAATAAATAATTAAATCCTTGTTTTGTCTTATTACTAAAACCTCCTGCAGCGTAATGGCCATCGTCTGGAGTATACCCTTCTTTTCTTGGTAAGTTAGAATATGATGAAGCTCCGTTTACAATAACGGTTTTGTAAGCATTACTGCCTCTTTGATAGTGAAATTTAATTCTAATTAATGCACCTGCGTGTCTTAAAGTACTATCTTTTGCTTTCCATTTGTAACATCCTTGGGGAAAATTGAAAGTACATCTTATTAAATCAACTTCTCCAGGATTATCAATACCCATTTCATCTGCTGTTACAGTTTTTGTAGTGCCAGTGTATGTAGGGTTATCACCTATACTTACTCTTAATTGATTCCATGCAGGATATCCTGTGTTAGGAACTGTTTTTAAATCTCCGCCTGATACAGTATGAGCAGCAGAGCCACTACCAACTCCTGAAGGTGTAGGTAGGTATGATTGCTCTCTTTCTCCATTTCTAAATGCCCATAAAAAGTTATCGTATTTTGCTAAAGGGGCTTGTTCTGACGTTCTTTCAGGAGTACTTAAAGTTGCTGAAACATTACTTACGTTTCTTCCTCCTGCTGTAATTGTTACTCTGTTGTTTGAGTTGTCATAGCTACTTACTGTACCAACATAGTCTAATTCAACTGCTGTTCCTGATACACTAGCAGAAGGTGCTAAAGCTACTTTGACTGATGTGCTACTAACAAATTCTGTTATTGTTGTAATTAAATCTGAACCATCTATTCCTGCTGACGTTATTCTAATCTGTGGTTGTAGTCGTTTCTCTCCTTCGCCAATAACATCACTAGCTGCAAAAGTAAATCCAGAAGCACTTGTGATTGTAGTGTTTCCAATAGTAGTAGTAATTGTACCTGCTTTTGATCCGCCTACAATAAGTACGTCTCTTGAGCCTTGAGCTGTGTTTGCTGAGTCTATAAAACTAGGATTGTTATTATCAGTAATTACTCCGGTTGAAGCTACATAACTAACATCATTACTATCTAGAATTGCTACTATATCTTTATCTCCGTAGTTATATGCAGGATTACCATTAAGTTTTATACTAGCTCCTTGGTCAACTAATCCTTCAATTGGTCCTTCTGATATAGTATCGTATATAACAGCTGTTTGCTCTCTTGTCATTCCATTAGAAGAAGTAGTTGGTAAATCCCCACCAACAACAGGTTCGTTTTCGTTATCGTTTCTTAATATTATAGCCATTATAAATTCCAGTTATATCCGTAGGCATTCTTACTATAGCCTGCTGAGTTTTGTATTCTTGCTTTTGTGAAGGCAAAGTTAGTTACAACTCCGCCTGCTGCTACTTTGCCGTAAGCCATTGGTATCGGAACTCCTGTTTTACTAGTGTTTACAGGGCCGTTGAACAGAGCTGCTGAGTCTTCATTATTACCGTCAGGATCTGGCGTTGTTAATTCTATAATTCCTTTTAGGGCTAATTGCATACCTGTACTAAATATAGCTGCAGCTGTTTGACCTGTCATATCTACAGTTAAAGATATAATCATAAGTATAGCTCCTATAATAATTTTAGCCCAGCTTTCTAATTTACTAGCAGCCCCTGAAGGTACTGGTGTGATAATTATATCCTCATCTTCTATAAAACTTAATTCATCTGCGGCTAAAAAGTCAGACATATTTTCTTTTGTGTAATCTTTGACTGCTTTTCCTTTTTGTACTGTAAATAGTGTTCCTTGGTCTGTACATTCCATTAAGTATCTACGAAGACCACCCTTTATAACATCTATAGCATGCATTGCTTCTTGCACACTTCGTACATTTAAATTATGCTCTTCTCCAAATAGTTTTCCCATTTGTCCTTTTAGTATTATTTTTCTATTCATTTGGTTCTAAAATTGTGTATTCTTTGTCTGGGTACGATACGATAAAGTATGGTATACCAAGATTGTTACAGTTCGTTTTGTCAAGGTCACTTGGGCAAGATTTTTGCTCATAGTGACTATGGACTACATATAATATTTTGAAAATAGCTTGAAAGGATGCGAAAGCTAACTCGTCCATTTCAAAGTAATTTTCTTTTTCAGAAATATTTTCCATCGGAATATATCGTTTGTTATTATCATCCTCTACAATAAGTCCACAACATTCTAATGGGGCACACTTTGCCGCATGCTCATATATTTCTTCTATCACTTAAATGTCCTTGCTGCTGGGAATCCTCCAAAAGGTAGTACAACTCTTGTGTCTGTTGTTACGCTTCCGTTATTTGTGCCAGAATTTTTTCTCCACCCAAATCTCATTTTGCATGCTGTAGTTGTTTTACTACAAACATCTCCTTTTTCCCAAAATTCTCCATAAGTCGGTGTTTGTCCTTCATTAGCTTGTTCAGCTTTCCATAATAATGATTTGTTATAATTTTCAGAAGAAGAAACAGCATCTGTATATACTACATAGTCGTTGTCTCGATCATCTAAATAAGTGTAGTATTCTGTACTAGCACTATAAGTACTATATATTCGTACTCTTTTGAAATTTGTATTTGAGTCTGTGGGAGTTCCAGGGCTATTACTTCCAAACACAGCTTGCCAATAATTATTTATAGTTACAGAACTACTTGTTCCATCTGCGTTAAATCTTGTTGTTGTTTTAGTAGTCCTATAATAAGCATTTTTTACTATGCTACCAGAAGTATATGCTGTAAAAGTAGTTGAACTAGGTATTACGTACTCGTTATCTTGATTTACAAAAACTACCTGAGAAGTACCATCTACAAAGTATGATCCATCTATAGCCCAAGGACACCCACTCTGTGCTTTCTTCCATCTATCTAAATGAGGACTTGCTCCTTGGTATTTATGAGAACATCTATCTGCATATACTTTTCTTGCAGGTATTTGTACTGTTTCTATATCAAATGGAGAAACTAGCTCCATCTGTACTGCTGTTTTACTTCTAGCTTTGATTCTGTCTATTATCCAGACTTGTCTTGCGAACTCTACTGGAGGATTTGCACTATTTCCAGAACCATCATCCAAATATTTTTTTAAGGTGGTTCTTCTAATTAGTTTTAACCCTAGTAGGCCATGGTAGTTAATACTTCCTGTAGCAGTACTTAAAACATTAGTAACATTTGCAATAGTAACGTTTGGTCTTGCCATTGCTCCATCATTCTTTGTTTCAAAATTTTGTGCTTCTATTGGTATAGGAGAGTATGTTCTAATTGTACTAGGAGAATCGTAGTCTCTGAATTTAAGACTAGCTAGATTTGATTCTACTCCACTTCCTGAAAAATAAGCAAATACTCCCTTAGATACTTCTATTTCAAATAAATGTATTAGTTCTGAGGCGGGATCTAGCTTTTGTACATCTTCTACTATATTTGACATTATGCTTCGTATATTCTCCTAAATGTAGCTGTTAAGCTGTAATAATCATCGTAGTCCCAGGTTTGATTCCAATCCTCGCAGACTACTTTTACTGTTTCTTCATTGCTTCCTGCATTTGTATCTGAAAAGATATAATCAAATGCAGTTGCTCCTTTCTTAGATTCAAAGAAAGCAATTATATCATCTATTTCATCTTTTGGTCTAGTTGCAAAGTTAAGACTAAATTGTTGTTCTAAATTATTTATACCATTTGCTATACGTTGCTCATATCCATCGCCAAATTTTTGTACGTATACTACAGGTTTGTTACTTCTTGTAAATCCTTTATCTGGTACGACTACTCCAAGTGTGCCGCCTACATTAAATCCTATTGCCATATTATGCTCCTAGTAATCCACCTGGTCTTTGTTGTTTTTCTATTTCGGCTAGTACTGCCATATTAATTGCGCTTGCCATTTCTTTAGCTCCGTCTGCTTCCATTTTTGTAGATACTCCTCCATCTGATACATTTACACTAATATTTGTATTATTTGTAGAGCCTGTTGCTCCACCTAAATTTACTGGTATACTTTTGTTATCAGGTAGTGGTACTACTGCTTCGTTGTTTTTTCCTTCTCCTACAAGATAAGTAGGCTGAGTTGCGATTCCGCCTCTATTATATCCTGTTATACCACCCTTAGCCATAGCTTGTATATCGCCTATGATGCCACCTTTAGCTAAACCAGTAGGCATACCAAACATACCGCCTATAAATGACATTATGCCACCTCCAGCACCTTTGAGTGCTCCAAATATTCCGCTAAACGCACCTTTGAGCCCTTCTAGTAAACCTCCTCCACCTGAGAATAGTCCTGATAATAATCCATCTTCTCCAAATAAGCTACTACCTATTTTTGCAAACATTCCATCTTCACCAAATAACTTTTTGCCTACCCCTTCAAACGTACCACCGTCACCAAAAGTCCTTTCAAATACTGATTTTATTCCAAATATATCAGTACCTCCGTAAGTTCCAAATAATCCTGCTTTTGGTTTAGTCGCAGTTACTCCTACTTGTTCAACACCGTCTTCGCCTACTGCATCATAATCTTTAGTGTAGTCTTGCGTACCTGCTTTTCCGAAGAGGAAATTTTTAAGCCCACCTCCTATTTCCTTAAATTTTTCTTTGAAACCACCAGGTAAAGTATCTCCACCAGTTGTGTATAAATCTCGACCTTTTGCTTCTGGTATTGCTCCTCCGCTAGATATATCTGGTGCCTTAACTCCTAGTGTTGCTCCCATTGCTACAACATGTTGATTTAAAACATCTGCAAGTCCAACAACGTGTTTTTTATGAGCTAATAGCATCTGCTCTGCTGGATTTAATGATTTGTTTAATTTAAAAGCTTCGGGAGTTAACTTATCTGTTATAGGTGTCATGATACTTTCTGCAGCTAATTTTGCAAGTGACTTCTTCATGTCTTTAGCGACATTATTTATAAGCTCATCACCACCAAATTCACTTAAATCCATAGTATCAATAAGTGTTGTTAAATTCTGTATTCCTGATTTATCAAAAGACTCTAGCATTGTTTTTCCTAGTTGTTCTATAGGGTCTTTCATTGCTATTAATAAGTCTATTTGTGACTCTAATTCTCTATTGACTGTTTGTGTTGTTAGAATTCCTCTCTCTCTATTTTCTTCTACTTTTTCGCCTAATTTTACGAGAGTTGAATTAGTTATTACTTCTTTTGCGTTGTTTTGTATTATCTGTTGTTGTAACTTTAGTATATTTAAATCTATTTGCATACGTTTACTTGCACTTGTCTTTAAAAATTTAACCATATTTACTTGTGTTTTTAAAGCAGCACTAAATGCTGTTGCAGTGTCTATTAATTTATCCGCAAGGGCTAATCTTTCTAGTTCTGTTTCTAGTATCTCTAATACTTTTTGTGCATCTTCTTTATGAAGGTCAGTTAGTTCAAATTGAATTCCTAATTGTTCACTCATAACTTGAGATATACTCTCCAGCCCTTCCTCTGTTTTACTAAATACTTTTAGTCGTCTTTCTAATCCTCCATTGCCGTCCTCTACTGAGTCACTAAATTGATTTAGTACACTTTCAATTCCCGACATAGCTGCTTCTGCTTGTGAAGGTTTTGGCATCATATTTTGTAGACTTTCTTTAAGTTCTGCTGCAGCAGCTTTAGTATTAGGTATAACTTCTGTAATAGCTTTAAGGGAATTCAAATTTCTTTCATTTGCTTCCATTGATTTTACAGCCTCGGATGTCATAAAGACATTGCCATCATTCGTAATACCTAGTAAACCTCTTGCTGCTTCGCCTTGGTTCACAATGGCAGATGCAGTATCTTTCATAAAAGCAGCAATTGCAGTCTGTCTATCAGTAATATCTGTAATGGTCATAAGTTCTGCAAATTCTTTTTTAAACGGCTGTAGCATACTAAAGTCGGTAGCACCAAATAATCTCATTAGTACTCCATCAGAGTGAGCCCCGTCAACTTTAAGTTGTTCTGCTGCATATTCTTTTTGGAAAGCTACTAAAAACTCATTAACAATTTCCTTAGCTGCAGCATCATAAGCAGTACTAGTAAATCCTATAGAAGATGCGGAAACATCTTGAGTATACATACCTGCAAATATATTTCCAGCCTGCATAACATTTCCCAACATGCTTTGAGCTTCATTAGAAGAGAAGTTTTTAATTATTGAGTCATCAAAGTTTTTCTTAAAAGTCTTAAAACTTTGACCTCTATTCAATATATTATTAAGTCTTTCCATTTCATAGTTTGCTGCTTTTACGCTACCTTCTAAGCCTACAAACTCTTCTTTAATTGCTTCTACTCTTTTTTGTGCTAAATCTCCAGATAAAGTATATGCTAAGTCTTTTACTACTTCATTTGATACTGTAACTCTTCTGTTTATTTCTGAAAAAGCCTCATTTATTTTTTTAGTTGCAGGTAGTAAATCTAGTATGAATTTAGCAGTAAAGAAAGCCATAATAACACCAAAAGCGATATTCATTGCTGTTCCTAACATAGCTATTGCAGGGCCAGCTCTAGCAGCAGCAGCACCTATACCAGCAATTGCCGCTTGTGCTTTTAAGGCGGGCATAGCAATACCTGCTTTTATGTGTGCTCCAATAATTCTCGCCTGAGCTTTGGCAGTCAGAGTTGTTTTTGTCATCTCAAGTTGAATTCTTTTTTCTACAGCTATAAAAGCAGCTAATTTTTGTTTGTTGTACTTTTTACCTAATGCTTTCTTTTTCTCTTCTTGTAGTATAAAACTTCTTGTAATTTTTGCCTGCTCTTTGAGTGACATAGATGTAAATGCTTTTTCTGATATTCCTCTTTTCTTAAGAGCTCTAAGAAGGAATTGATTTTTCTTAACTTCACTTGCTCCAAACTGAGCTTCTACTGCTTTAATAGCTTTTTTCTGTTTTATTATATGTATGTTTAACGCACGCATTTTTATAGTTGCAGTTGACCCTGCTTTAACTGCGGCGGCTCCCATTGCTGAAAAAGAAGGTACTATTTGTCTTAGTATACTTAATGCGAACGCGCTTACAGCAGTTACTAGAGCTGCAAAGTTGTCTGATAAAAAGTTTGCTAATCCTCCGAACACCTTTACAATAGGGCCTTGTACACTAATTACAAAGTCATTTATTTTTGTGAGTAATCTATCGAATGGATTAAGTAGTTCGTCTCCTTTGTCTTTCATAGCACCAAAGTTACCAATTAACTGTCTTTGAACTTCTTCAAATACAGCAGCTCTTCTTTGTGCAATAGTGAGCTTTTCTGCAACTAGTCCATTAGCATTTGCGAATTTTCTTGTAGCAATGTCTAGTCGTAAAATGATACCTAATTCATCCAATAGTTCTGGTTCTGCTTTAGTAACACCTCGAATAAGTCTGTTGAAAGAATCGGTTAAGTCTCTACCTAAAGTAACAGAAGCAAGTTTAGCTCCTTCGGCTAATCCTGTTAGTTGTTCTGAGGTAAATCCTGCTGCCATACCGATTGCGGCTTGTTGAGCAGCGTCTTGAAAGTTTAAAAGTCCGCCTGTAGCTTGTCTAACTGAAGCAGTAACACCCATCATTGACTGTCCAGTTATTTCTCCTAGTGCGCGGAATCCTTTGATTTGATTTTCTACGTTGGCGGCATTTTGAAGTGCACGGAAGGCTGCGCCAACAGCGAATAGTGTGGAAGCTAAAATAGCATAAGATTGTACAAGACCACCTGTGCCTTGTTGCATACGTGCAAATCCTTTGGTACCTGATTCTACACGTCCAGACATAGCCTGCATATTTCTACGAGTATCTCCCGCAGATTTACCAACTTTGGCTACACTTTTGCCAGTCTTTTTAGCTTGTGTGTCAAGCATTTTAAGGCTACCATCATCAGTAACCTCAAAGGTAATAGTTGCGCCTTTTATCTTTGCCATTATGTTCCTTTACCAACCCTATTTTTTTGGGCGTCTTGCTTCTTTTTGATTTTTTCGTTTATAAGCTGTGAATGTTCATTTTCTATATGTTTAAAAAAGTATAGAGTTTGTTTTTTGTCTTTTATATCATAAAGGTCTAAATAAGTACCTAAAGCACTTACATCTTTTCCCATATGAAAACCACTCATACCTTCCCATTTATCTGATAACATTTGGTGTAGAAAAAATGCCTGTTGAACTTCTATTGGAAATGAATCCATAGAAGGAGGCATCTTATCAGGATCTGGCTCTTGATTTAATTGTTCACAAACTTTTAAATACTTATCCAGGTCTATTCCTGTGTCTTTAAAAGTTCTCTTGATTAGCGCAAGTATTTGTTCTACTTGCTCTGTGTAAAATTTTCCAGATCACCTATTGTATCAGTAACCCATTGGTCGAAATCGCCGCTATTTTTCATTAATAGCTCTGCGTTATCCTGTGTATATTCAAGTTCATCTTCTAGATTTAGTTGAGATACATCTACCAACAGAAACTCTTCGAGGTACTTGTATTTTAATCCTGTCCAACCTTTAATTATCGCTGCACTATACTGATTTACAAATAGCTCTTCATCTAACGAATCTTCAAAGGCTCTAGTCTTTTTATTAAACTTTTGCTTTAAACACTTATTTCTTAGCTTGAGTAATTCTTCTCTGCCTAAATAACAAAGTTCAATTGTGAAGCCATCATATCCTGGATAATCTATTCCTACTGTCTTGCTTGGAGTTAATAAACTCTTAAGCGATACTGGTTCTTTTTTTACATTCTGTTCTGTCATTATTAATTCCTAAAAATGGAAGGGCCGAAGCCCTTCCGAGTTTGTTTTTATTACGACGTGTAAGTTACTTTAACTTCGTTTGTCGCGCTTGCAGCTGTGCTTGATGATAAATCAGTTGCTAGTCCGTGGAAAGCCACGTCTACTGATACTACATCTTCAAAGCTGTGGGCTGGTAATTCTAAATGTGCTTTGCCAACTTCAATATTACATCTTGGAGTGTTTCCACTTCCACCGATGCCAAAGTTTAAATCAAACGCATTAGTAATTACGCCTCTAGACTCTTGTAGTCTCTCAAATAAGTCTAATGACCCATTTGCTGTGTCATTTAGATAACACGTGAAGTTACCTGAAACTGACCTTGTTCCCATTACATGTCCTAATGGAAGATTAACTGTACCTAATGTTTCTGGTGTTAGATAAGTAAGATTATTTTCGATTGTAATATTACCACCTGTTAATGTAACACCGTATGTTACATCATTTACACCGTCTACTGCCAATGCGCCTAATGTACCTGTTGATGCTGATACATCAAAGCTAATTGCTAAGTCTGTTAATTTTTGTCTTATAAAGTTACTTGATGAACTTATGCCTTCGTTTACTATACCTAAAGTGGTAGTTCCAGTTACACTATTACCTGAATCAGTAGCTCTAGTTTCTAGAGTTGCTACTTCTTCTACAGATTTACCATTTCCAGACCAAGCAACTTGTGCTAATCCTTCAATGTCAAAGTCTACGGAAGCTGATCCAATAGAACAGTCCGCTACTTTATAAACGGTTACACCGTCTGTACCTGTAGTGTAAGTATTACCTTCACTATCCTTAGACGCTCCTAGTACAAAGAACAAATCAAATACTCCAAGAGTGACCTGATTAGAGTTCGCAAAGTTAAAAACATTTGGCTCATAATCAGTCATAGTTCCTGCAGAATTCTGTCCTGCTCCTTTGTCATAGTCTTTCGCAGACATAGCAGACCATAAAGGCCCTTCTACTGCGAATTTTTTAGCGGCTCCAGCATGTTGACCATTAGTAACACCATCAGTTGCTGCACTAGGTGCTGCACTTCCTGATGTAGTAGGTCTCATGTAGGTTGAAAACGACCATTCTGCTGGGGCAAAAGAGTCCGTAAACATTGCTCGACCTCTTTTAGAATATCCAGCACTGGTGGCTGCTTCGTTCAGAGTAACCTCTGAAGTATTTGTCCCTTGACTGAAAGAAAAACCGTCTAACACAGGTATCTCGTAAAGAGCTGTTTTAGCGCTCGTTCCATCTAGGCTGTGGGTCATAAATACTTTGGTATCTCTACTAAAGAAAAATGCCATTCTTTTCTCCTATTTAATATCGAATCTCTAAGGTGATTTCTCCTACACCAAGAGGTTCGAGTACTCCTTCATCTGTGTCTACTGTACCGATTGTTGTCTGTACTGTAGAGTGAGATGCTCCTGTCGAATCGTAATACGTTAAGGGATCTTTATCCTCTAGTACTGTTTCAACATCTTCTAACAACTCTTCGAGTGCTTCGATGACATCATTGTCATCTGAAACATAACATCGAATCGTTATTCTTAAAAATCTAAATCTAAACCCGCCTCCATCATATTCGCGAGTTTCTGTTCCTGCTCCTATATGTATTGCAGGAAATTCTACTACTTCATCCCAAAACTTTAGTCTTCTTTCTACTGTTGAGACTGCTGTTCTGAAAGGTTGCATTCCGTTAATCTGTTCTAGCTCTACGGCTAGTGCTTCTACTATGGCTCGCCTACGCGTGGTATGTTTCCTTGCTAGTGCTGTTTCCATTATAGTACATTTACTCCGAATCTACCGCCTAATATCCCCATGGCTACTTGTCTTACTGACTTTCTTATTAATCTATCAGGGTCTCTTTGGGGAGTATACATTTTTCCTCCTCTTGCAAAAGTCTCATAAGGATCGTTTTGGTAACTAGTTTCTATCATTGTGTTACCTCCTCTTGGACCTTGTGTTATATTTTGAACTCTTACATTATTTGCAAATCTTCCTGTTCTAAATTGCAAAGCAGGTGACTGCATATTTTGTGCAACTTGTGCTGGCAACACTTCATTAAGTAGTGCTTTTAGAGCCATTGGGTTAGTTGCTGCTCCACCAGTTTTCATAGTGTTAGTACTTCTTTTACCTTTACTTTTTACCGCTCCTGCTGCAGTTGCTTTACTTGCAAATGTTGCTCTTCTTCTTTTTGGCTTTGTTTTACTACGGCCTCTTGATACTGCTTTTTTGCCTTCCTCTAATAATCTTTTATTTACTCTTAATCTCATATCAGGGTTAGATTTATGAGAGAACATGCCACTAACTATCTGTTTTTTACTAAGAGCATCTAAAGCAGTTAAAGGTCCTGGAGAATCTGTAAAAAGCTGTTCTGCTCCGTCTTTACTTTTCTTTGCTTTACTTTCTACTGCTAATTTGACAAAGGTAGCTTGATCCTGAAGTAAAGCTTTTACTTGATCTTTAATTTTTTTATCAACTGTTCCAGGGTTAACTACTAGGTCTTCTGGTACCATCTCTCCTTGCATTATTAGAGTGTCTCTTATTCCGTCTTTAGTTCTTTTTTTACTTAAATCTGTGCTTATTCCAAAAATTTTGTCTAATCCTAGAGTTAGTACTTTATCTACCGAACCTAATAATCTTTTATCTTTACTAATCTTATCTGCACCACCCTCTCTTAGATATTTGTCTATTTCCATATAAGAGACTTGTTCGGCATTACTACCTTGTGCTCCAACAAAAGCTTTTGTAGGTGCTTTACCAAACTCCATCTGTTGAGGTGCATTTTGCTCAAAACTACTTTCCCTAGTTTTACCATGTTCATATTCTATATTAGTAACATCTGCTCCTGCATTTTTCAGATAATCTTTTATAGCTTTTTTTACAGCTAAGGAAAATTGTTGTTCTATGTTACCTGCTCTAGGCGTCACCTTATCCTTTCTCGTATTTCTAATGTAACTGATTGCAATTAAAGTTGCATTGCCTTTACTTCTATGTGTTTTTGCTAGTGTCCAGGATTTACTTCCAGTATCTTCTTTCTGTAAAGACGCATATATAGATGCTCTTAGCTTGTTAAAGTCAGTATCTACAACAGGAACTGGTGTTATTGTTTTTCCCTTGAACTTTTTATCAAGTATTTCTTGCATTTTTGCATCAAACTGGCTTTTTACAATTCTAATCTCGCCCTTGTTAAAATATTCCCCACCTCTTGATGCAGTAGTTCCTTTTTTTCTTGCCCAGCTAGTATTGATTTCATCCCAAAGCCCTTTTCTTAACTTAGCTGACATTAAATAACCACTCTGTACAAATCCAGTACTCTTTTTATATGGTCTGGAAAATCTGAACTTTCTCTAATTCCTGAAGTTCCTTGGTTCTGTGTTGAAGCTCCGCCTAATGTTCTTCTTTCTTTATGCTCGTCTCTTATGTAATAGTTTACTAAGTCAAATAGTGCTAGTTGTAAATCTTTTGGAGTAGAAGCATATCCAGCATTATATGTTATTTTTACTGCTCCTAAACCTTTTGGCCACGCTATACGTGTTCCTTGTTCATTAGTTCTTACTATTGCATCACTTTCTGAATCAACATAGTACTGGTACTTAGCTGTTGTTAAAGTCTGGTATGCTTCTGAATAAGTTGTTCTTTCTTCTACACTATCAACTGTGACTAACGGACTTTCACTCATAATTATGGTGCTTGTGTGCGTGTCGTCAATGTTAAAAGTTTCTACTTTATTTGTACTAAAATAATCTATAAATGATATTCCACAATACTTTTTAACTAAATCAGATACCTGAGGTACTATAACAGCCAGACGATCATCATCCTTCTCTCCTCGAAGGCCTTCTGCGTCTTTATATTCGTTTACTGTTATTAA